CAAGAAGTATCTCAATACCGGTAAATACAAGATGCGTGTTAGAGGTCAACATTTAGATAAAGCTAAACTAATCAATGGACAGACATGGAAGAACTATACTTATGGTCAACCTATTGATATGTCAACACACTTACGAGTGTACATAGAGGAGAAGTAAATGAATAAAAATCAATGGCAGTACATTGTTTGGGTTGGTGGTGTAGATGATTACTACACTACCTATGCAACAGCAAAAGATCATTATGACAAATGGATAGAACGAGGTTTTGATGATGTAATATTGCAATGTTGGGATACATTTCATAAAAAATATAGAACAATATGTTACACAGAAAAAAAGGAGAAGTAAATATGTATAAAATATATAATGACTCTGATCAACTAGTTGCACAAAGCAATCAAGAAGTTGACGAATCTATATTAGAATTATTAGAGTGTTTAAACTATAGAATAGAATATCCAAGTATAGATGCACTGTGTCTGAAAGAAAAAGAAGATCAAGAGCAAGTGTTAGCAGAAATGAAAGAAATAAAGGAGTAACAGTTATGAATGTATTAAGTTTATTTGATGGTATGTCTTGTGGACAGATAGCCCTCAACAGAGCAGGTGTAAAGTATAACAAATATTTTGCATCTGAAGTTGACAAGTATGCTATCCAAGTTGCACAAGCTAACTACCCACAAACAATACAACTTGGAGATGTCAAGCAAGTGCAAAAGAGTTTCTTTATAGATGACCCTATTGACTTGCTCATGGGTGGTTCACCTTGTCAAGGCTTCAGCTTTGCAGGTAAACAACTCAACTTCAATGACCCTCGTAGCAAACTATTCTTTGAGTTCATACGTTTACGAGATGCACTAAAACCAAAGTATGTGCTACTAGAAAATGTTCGCATGAAGAAAGAGTCAGAGAATGTTATCACAAAGTATATGGGTTTTCCACCACAAGCGATAAACTCTGCTAGTGTATCTGCACAGAATAGGCACAGACTATATTGGTTTGGATACTTGAATGAAGCATTGGAGTATGAGCAGATACCTATACCATCTGTAGAAGACAAAGGTATTGTTATCAAAGACATATTGGAAGATTTACCCTTTGAAGATATACCAAACTATTTGAATAACACATGGTGTGGTAGACGTAGAGGTGATTTAGTCAAGTCTGTTGATGACCCTAAAGCACATTGTCTTACTGCATCTATGTGGAAAGGTCAGATACCTACCTTTGTTAAGAAGCCTATACAAGTTGGCGAAGCAGAGAATATAAAAGGCTATGACATTATCAAAAGAGTGTACTCTCCCAATGGGAAAGCTCCCACACTTACCACTATGCAGGGTGGGCATAGAGAGCCAAAGGTTGCTATTGGTCGTATTGTTAATCGTAGACTTGACGAGAATGGTGTACGCAAAGATGACCAACTTGAGTTGCCATTTACTAAACAACTTGAGGTTAGTGATAGTGGCAAGTCAAATTGTCTGACCACCATACAGAAAGACAATGTAGTTGTACAAAAAGAGTTGTACAGAAAGCTTACACCTTTAGAGTGTGAGAGGTTACAAACTGTTCCAGATAACTACACCAACCATGTATCAAAGACACAGAGATACAAGATGCTAGGCAATGGTTGGACAGTAGATGTTATCTGTCATCTTTTTAGCTGCCTAGCTGAAAAATAGAAAGGATAATTAAATGAGTACATATAAAAATCATATATTTCATATACATGACTTACACAAGAGTGAGTCATTTCAAATTGTTGGCAAGAGTAAATTTATGATGTGGTTAAACAATCATGCAGATTGTGACAGATACTTATTCTTTTCAACATACACTAAACTAAAAAATTATTTGGAGGATTAAATGTTTATAACAGAAGCAATACTATGTCTTGCACTCAACGTGTATCACGAAGCAAAGAACCAACCTTTTATAGGACAGGTAGCAGTTGCACAAGTAGTGATGAACAGAGTGTATGACGAAAGGTATCCAAACACAGTATGTGAGGTCGTAGAGCAAGGTCCTACCTACTCATGGAAACCTGACTTTCCTATACGAAACAGATGTCAATTTAGCTGGTACTGTGATGGCAAGAGTGATACACCCAAAGAAAAAGATGCATGGGATACTGCAATCACTGTAGCTAATGGTGTATATCATGGCAACCTTGATGACTTTGTAGAGGGTGCAACACACTATCATGCATACTATGTGACACCTGAATGGGCAAGTACCAAGACTTATATAACAAGAATAGAAGACCACATATTTTACAGATGGGATATTAATTATGAATAAATTTATATATGATTGTTGGGAAACAGTAATGAATTATGAACGCAATCCGTTGAGCAACATACAAGACTTGCACGTTAGACATATGGTCATGCAACTACTAGCATGGATGTGGTGCATAGCATTCTCTTTATGGGTAGGTAGTATGTGGGTATTTGGTTTCACTGCTATAGTACACCTTATACTTATCTTTGCCATTGTAATGACAGTGGCAGTATTTGAAACGGCTAAACGTAAATCAACTTACTTTGACCATTGGTATAAAGAACGTGGTCTAGGCAGAGGAAATGGGGGAGAGCATGAATAGATTTATTATAGAGGAGTCACCACAAAAAATTGCTAAATCTTTATGTGACCAACATATAGTAAAGATGCCATTGGAAGAGGCACAGATGCTATGCACTACGTTATGGTATCACGCACCTCAATATGCAGAGAAGCATAATCTATACAAACCTGTGCATCAAAAACATCCTTGCACATTATGGGCTATGGAAAATTGTAGTAATTTTATGTTTGCCTACAGACTATATGTTCACATGCTCGAAGAATATACCTTTAGATACAACAAAATACATGGAGCAAGTAAACATAAAGAAGCTATTCAAAATGGGTATCAATACTTACCCAAAGGTGGTAGCAAGACTAAAATGCCACAATGTTTCAGTGGGCTAGATGAACTAAAGACAGATGAATTTTACCCAATAAAAGCATATCGTGCTTTCTATGTAGCTGACAAGGCTAGGTTTGCACGATACAGATATACACAACAACCTACTTGGATGAAAGGAGTAGCATTATGAAAGATACAAAAAACCAATTTAAAGTAGACATGAACAGTGAAGATGTTCTTATAGCAGGTGGTACAAGAAGAGTGTTTCTTAATTACCACAATAGATTACAACGTATGCTTCACCACATAGATGAAGCAAGAGATATTGAATTAAGCCATATTAGATTAATAGAAGATTTAATTCACGAGCTGCATAGTTCTTTACACTTTGCACCACAGAAAGATCAAAATAATGATTCGCCTATGTTTTATTCAGACTATGTATTAGATTCTGATGATAAAGCATGGAAAAGAGCATATTAATGCTTGACAAATGTTTTAATTTATTATATAACACAATATCAGTTAACAAAAAGGAGACTTATTATGCCATATGATGTATTACCAACAACACACGAACTACCTACAAACCTAGATTTTCCTCTTGCGTTTGAGACAACAAAATTTAATGAGAAAAAGTATGTTATCAACGACAAGACAGGAGATTATCTCGGTGTCGTAGGACAAGGTTTTAACTGTGCTACACACTCAAGCTTCTTTGAGGGTGTACAAAATGTTATGGTTGATAGCATACCTGATGCCATGACAGACTCTACTGTTAGATGGTCTAGTGCTAGAAATAATGCTTGGGCTATGATGGATATAACATTACCAAGTGTTAGCACAACTATCGTTACAGATAAACACTCTACTAAAATAGGGCAAAGAGTTATTGCCTTGCATGGTGTAGATGGCTCTTGTTCCAACCAAGTATTCTTTGGTGCTATAGATTTCTTCTGCACTAATGGTATGATTACAGGTGACTACAACAAAGTCAGACGTAAGAACACATCTAACTTTTGCATGAATAGATTTATACAAGAGCTTAATCAAAGTAGTATTGATTTCTACGAACAAGCAGATCAGTTACAAACGTGGGCTAAAACAGAGCTTCCTGTTTATTCTACCAAAGGTTGGGTAGAGTTCCTATCTAAAATAACCAAGTCAGATCAGAAAGCTATGAAGATGATACACCTTGTACAACAGGAGGTCAGTAAACGTGGGCGAAATGTGTTTGCTTTGTACAGTGCATTTACTAATTATGCATCCTATGCAGATGATAGGAATGGTTTTAATCTGCGTAACACAGGTAAAGATACTGCATCACAATCCATGTGGGCAAGAGAGAGTGAAGTTACAAAGTGGATTTCTACTCCCGAGTTCAAACAGTTGGTAGCTGCCTAATGAAGTTACCACGTTTTGTACAGAAACAAAAACTTTCAGGTGGGAAAATCTTTTATAGGTTTAACCCACCTCAAAAGTATGTAGATGCTGGTGTATCTTCTCGTGTTAATATTGGCTACAATTTGTCAGAAGCAAGGCAAGTGGCTGATAAATTAAATGCAGAGATTGATGAATACGTAGCACAACAAAAAGGAGTAGTGAACATAGATGACTTAAATAGTCTTGTTTACTTTTATAAAAAATCTAATGATTACAATATGTTAGCTAGTAAAACGAAAGTAGACTATGACTATTGTATTGTACAAATGGTTGGTTCACAATATAAAAACAAAGATTTAGGAGACATGAATGTTAAAGATATTAATGGTCCTATAGCTAAACAGATTTATGAAATGTGGATTAATCGTGGCATATCTATGGCGAACCACATATGCTCTGTTGCACGTAAAATATTTTCATTTGGTATGGAGATGGGTTATATTGACTTAAATCCTTTTACTACTTTTACCAGACGTTCTAGTGATACAAGAAAAATTGTTTGGACAAAAGAACAAATGATTGACTTTTTAAATGTTGCATATTCTGATTTTAAGTATAGAAATGTAGGACTTATAGCACAGATGGCATACGAATGGTGTCAAAGAATAGGTGACATGAGATTATTAAGCTTTGATAGTATAGATTTTGATAATGCTGTGTTACATTTGCAACAGTCAAAACGTAGAGCTAGAGTTGAGCTACCAATTAGTGACAATCTTTTTTCTATGTTACAGCAACAGAGAGAGGAGTTTGGTTTTCAGCAGTATGTTGCACCATATTATAAGACTATGGGTGGTATGTTCATTCCCTACAGCCTACAAAGGCTATCTGTAGTAGGTAAAAAGATAATGCAGAAAGCTGGACTACCTAATAATCTATGGCTAATGGATTTTAGACGTACAGGCACTACAGAAATGGTAGAAGCTGGTGTTTCTATGGGTCAGATTATGTCTGTTACAGGACATGCTAACCCTAGTAGTGTTAAGCCATACATGAAAAATACACTAGCGAGTGCAGACAGTGCTTTGTCAGCTAGAAAAGAATATTTAAATAATTCTTGACAAAAATTAAAAATCGTGGTATTTACATTTAACTGCCAAGGGGGTACATGTAATGATTAATATAAAAGAGTATACAGAAAACCTACAATTAAAACTAGGAGATAGTAAAAGAATGAACTGCCCTAGTTGTAATGGTTATAATACATTTACTGTTACAAATAATATGGGTACATTATTATGGAATTGTTATAAAGCTTCTTGCAGCATTAGAGGTAACACTCGTGTAAGATTATCTGTAGATGATATAAAAAGTTTGCATACAGAAAAACTTGAAGAAGAATTTGTGTTACCCGAATATATAATTCCTGTCCATGATATATCAGATATAAAGAGACACTCATGTGGTTTTTTTGAGTGGCTAGAATTAATAAAATGGGAAGATATAATGTATGATGTAAAAGACCATCGTGTAGTATTTACTATTGAGAAAGATAATAAAATAGTAGATGCTGTAGGTCGTGCTGATGGTAAAGCATTACCAAAATGGAAACGCTATGGTAAAAGTGACGCACCATATTCTCATGGTGTAGGAGACATAGCAGTAGTTGTTGAAGATTGTATTAGTGCTATAGTAGTTGGTGGCAAGACGTATACTGGTGTAGCTTTATTGGGTACAAGTTTACTTGATGGACATAGACAGTTTTTAACAAACTTTAGTAAGGTTGTAGTTGCACTAGACCCTGATGCATTACCAAAGACCTTACAAATAGCAAAAGAATTAAAGGGTCACATTAAAGAAGTTAAAGCATTAAAATTATATGATGATATAAAATATATGAAACAAACAGACATTAACAATTTAAAGGAGTTAATATGGAACTAGGACTTATACGAAGTTTGATGGACAAAGAGTTTTACGATAACCATCGTGGTGCAAAATGTCCAGACAGACTTTTTAGTAAAGATGTAAGGGCTATTAAAAAAATTGTTGATGAAGCATTGGGTAAATATCGAAGGTCTGTTACACCAGACGAGATAGAAGCTCTGTACTTCTCAAACAATCCCTCACTAACTACTGCACAGAAAGCTGTATACAGAGGTTTGTTCAGTAGAATTAAGAAAGAAAATGCTATGGGTAATGACGTAGCACAAGAAGTATTATCTAAATTGTTTCAACAAGTAATAGGCGAAGACATTGCTAATTTAGGATTTGATTATGTAAATGGCACAATATCTTCTCTAGAACCTTTGAGAAATATATTAGAACATTACAATGATGACTTTATTCCAAACTTAAATATTGAATGGGAAGATTTAGATATGGATACTCTTCTAGCCAAGAATGATTTAGAAGCAAAGTATGTGTTTAACATTCCAAGTTTATCTAGAAGAATACAAGGCATCAATGCAGGGCATTTAATTGAAGTAGGTGCTAGACCCAATACAGGTAAAACATCTTTTCATGCATCTTTGATTGCATCACCAAATGGTTTTGCAGCACAAGGTGCTAAATGTATTATATTATGTAATGAAGAGGGTAGTCATAGAGTAGGTGCAAGATACCTATGCTCTGCTACTGGTATGAATCTTAATCAGATAAAACAAGAACCATCAAAAGCAAGAGACTTATATTCAAGAGTAAAACCAAATATATTAATGTATGATGCTACAGGCAGAGACATGGCATGGGTTGAAAGTGTATGTAAATCTTACAAACCTGATGTGATTGTTTTAGACATGGGAGACAAGTTTGCTAGAAGTGCAGGTTTTGCAAGAGCAGATGAAGCATTAAAAGCAAATGCTATACATGCTAGACAGATTGCTAAACTATATAACTGTGCAGTATTTTATATGTCTCAACTATCTGCTGAAGCAGAAAACAAAGTTGTTCTTAATCAGAGCATGATGGAAGGTAGTAGAACAGGTAAAGCTGCTGAAGCTGACTTGATGTTATTGATAGCAAAGAACCCACCAGTAGAAGGACAAGACGAAGCAGATAATCTTCGACACATAAATATAGTAAAAAACAAATTAACAGGATGGCATGGTATTGTTCATTCAGAATTTAATTATGAAACAGCGAGGTATGAAGCATGACAAATTTTAGAGCAAATAGAAAATTTAGACCACAAGCATATAAAGAAAATGATAGTCTTGGAAAAAATACAATAATAGATTATTTAAAAAATAATGGTCATAAAATAGTAGACATAAGAGAAAATTATTCATTTGATATTAAAAGTATAAAAAATGGTAATATATATTATTCTGAAGTTGAAATGAAAAATCAATGGAAAGGAGATTGGAATACTAATTGGAAAGAGATACGTATACCTTATCGTAAACATAAACTATTAAAGGAGTTTAAGAATATATCAGAGGATGAAACAGTAGAAGAAAAATTACTTGGTGTATCATTAGATAGATTTTTAAATTTTTATGTTATAAGAAATGATTGTAAATATGCGTGGAGAATAAAAGATTCTCAACTTACAAAAGAAAGAGCAAAAGATACTTGGCTAGGTAATGTTAGAGTTTATGAACCATTTTATCATATTCCATACGAAGAAGCAGAGTTGGTGAGGTTGGCATGAATGATGTAGATCAAGACTCATTACATCTTTACGAACAATTTAAAAGATTTAATATACCAACATGCACAATTGGTAAAAATAAAAAGAGAGCAAGAAAACTTGCTGCACTTAAAAAATTTAAGGACTTAAAAATAGAACAATACTATGGTGGTCTTGTTATAATTAATGATAAATATATTGTTAGTTTAATGAATAACAAATGGAGAGTAGTAAACAAAAATATATGGTATCGACATAAAGAAGATATAGACCATTTTGTAAACAAATATATATTAGGAGAAAATAATGAAACTAACAATTGATGTAGAAAATGATGTCTTAAAAAGAGGTGGTAAAATACACATGGACCCCTTTGAAGCTGATAATAAATTAGTTATGGTTGGCATACTTACAGATAAAGGTAATGAGTATTTGTTTAGAACAGACACAGATGAACAAACTGTATGGGTAGAAAAAATACAATCATTATTAGATAGTGCTACCATGTTAATTGGTCACAATATAGTACACGATTTAATGTGGCTTTGGGAGTCTAACTTTACTTATAATGGTGAGATTTTTGATACTATGCTAGGTGAGTACATATTACAACGTGGACAAAAACAACCACTGTCTTTGGAAGCATGTGCAGAAAGATATAATCTAGAAACCAAAAAACAAAGTACAATGAAAGAGTATTTTAAGAATGGAACACTTATGTCTGAAGTACCACCTAAAGAACTTGCAGAATATTTATCTGCTGACTTACATGCAACACAGGAGTTATACAATGAGATACATAAGAAACTACAAGAAAAGAATAATAATGGTATTTATAATACTGTTTTACTTACAAACAAAGTTGCCCTTACATTGGCTAATATATATAGGCATGGTTTCAGTGTTGATATGGATTCTTTACAAGAAGTTAAACAACAGTTTGTACAAGAGAAGAATGAAGTATCGAAGAAGCTTTCTAGGTATGTTAAAGAACTCATGGGAGACACACCAATAAATCTTAATAGTCCAGAGCAGATGTCATGGGTTGTGTACAGCAGAAAGCCAATACAAAAAGAATTGTGGGCAAATAGTTTTACACCATATATGAGCAAGACAGATTTTAACAAAACAGTTAAAGAAAAATCTTCTATTCTATTTAAAACAAAAGCTATAAAATGTAATTCTTGTAATGGAAAAGGACACATAAGAAAAACTAAAAAGAATGGTTTACCTTATGCTAATCAAAGTAAATGTCACGATTGTTCTACATTAGGATATAAGTTCTTAAATACAGATAAGGTTGCTGGATTAAAGTTTAATGCACCATCTGCTAAATGGGTAAGTGCTAATGGATTTAAAGTAAACAAAGTAAATTTAAGTTTACTACAAAACATAGCAAAAAATAGAAACATGACAGAAGCTGTTGAGTTTCTATCTAACTTACAAAGACTATCAGCACTAGATACATATCTATCCTCATTTGTAGAGGGCATAGAAACACACACAAAAGCTGATGGAAAACTACATGTTAGATTATTGCAACATAGAACTGCTACAGGTAGATTTAGTGGAGCAGACCCTAACATGCAGAATATGCCAAGAGGTGGTACATTTCCTGTAAAGAAAGTGTTTGTATCACGATGGGTAGATGGCAAGATATTAGAAGCAGACTTTGCTCAATTAGAGTTTAGAACTGCTGCATATTTGTCACAAGATGAAGTAGCAATGAAGGAGATAGAAAATGGTTTTGACGTACATAGTTACACTGCCAAGGTTATTACTGAAGGTGGTCAAAAAATTAGTAGGCAAGAAGCAAAGGCACACACATTTGCACCACTCTATGGAGCAACAGGGTTTGGCAGAACAAAAGCAGAAGCAACATACTACGAACAGTTTACAGAAAAATACAGAGGAATTGGGTTATGGCATACCCGATTGGCTAAAGAAGCTGTAACGACTGGAAAAATAAAGACACCATCAGGTAGAGAGTTTTCATTTCCAAATGTAAGAAGACTTGGCAATGGCAAGGTAAGTTACTTTACACAGATAAAAAACTTTCCTGTACAATCTTTTGCTACTGCAGATATAGTTCCAGTTATATTGATGGAAATAGATGACAGATTAAAAGATTTAAAATCATGTATTGTAAATACTGTACATGACTCAATCGTAATTGATGTTCATCCTAATGAAATACAACAAGTTATTGACGTTATAAGCAGTGTCAATGACAATATGACAGACATAATAAATAAACAGTTTAATATAAAAATTAATGTTCCTTTATTATTAGAAGCAAAAATAGGTAATAATTGGCTTGACACGAAGGACATAATGTGATACAACTGACAAACTACTAGAAAAGGAGAATTTATTTATGAATAATGAAGTAAGTTTAATTGATACAAATAATTATGCAGCTATGGCACAAGCTATGGGCATGGTTGCAGAACAACCAAAGGAGAAAAAAAATAATCTTCCACGTTTAAAAATGATACATTCTGGTATCATGGGAGAGAAAGTAGTAGACGGTGAAACTGCAAATGTAGAAGTTATAAAAGCAGGTTCTTATAGATTAGAGCTACCAAGTGGCGAATACATATATAGTAAGACAGTTACAATTAGACCTTTTGCACAGAGATTTATGTATAAGAGATGGATACAATATACAAATGTAAAAGAGGGAGATAAGAAAGGAGATTACTGTAAAACCGTCATGGCAGATAATTTAAACATAGACCTAAAAGATAATATGGGAGGTTTTAATTGTGGTAAACCCGCAGGATATATTCAAGACTTTAAAAGCTTACCCGAAGCAACACAAAAACTTATAAAAGAAATAAGAAGAGTACGTGTAATATTAGGTCTAGTAACTTTAAATAATCCAATGGATGATAAAGGCAAAAAGATAAAGCAAGATGAAGTTCCTTTTATATGGGAAGTAGATAACAGAGAAGCTTTTAAATTAATGGGAGTTCCTTTTGCTAAACTAACAGAAATGAAACAACTGTTACCACAGTATAATATTAATATGTCCTCTATAAAAGGGAATAGTAAAGGTAATAGTTCAATTTCTTATTATTTACCTGTTGCTGAATTAGATTTATCCAAACCTATTAAGTTAAGTGAGGATGACCAAAAATCTTTTTCATTATTTTTAGACTTCATTCAAGTTTGCAATGATATTATTGTAAAAGAGTGGGAGTACAAGAGTAAAAATAATATGAAACAGGTAGACAAAGATGTTGTAGATGATTTTATTGACATTGAATCAGGTGAGGAAGTATCCTAATGCAACATCAAGCAGAGTTGGCTGTGCATAAGTATCTTACAAATGCTGTTCAAGGTAGTGTTTCTATGGGGGAAAATACGATTGAGCAAATAGCAAATGATATTAAAGATGCTTTGCACCGTCAATTCAACAACAAGGAGAAAAGAAAATTTGCATTACGAATGTCGAGTATAGGAAGACCGTCATGTCAACTATGGTTTGAAAAGAATCATCCCGAAAAAGCATTACCAAAACCTACGACATTTGTAATGAATATGATGATAGGTGATATTGTAGAAGCTATATTTAAAGGGTTGTTAAAAGAAGCAAATGTAGAATTTAAAAACTCTGATAAGGTTACTTTACAAGTAGGCAAAGATTCTATTACAGGAACATATGATTTAATAATAGATGGCAAGGTTGATGATATAAAATCGGCATCTAATTGGTCATACAAATATAAGTTTGATTCCTTTGAGTCATTACATGAAAATGATGGCTTTGGGTATGTAGGTCAACTTGCTGGTTATGCAAAGGCTACAGATACTAAAGTCGGTGGTTGGTGGGTAGTAAATAAATCAAATGGTGACTTTAAATATATATCTGCCAACGGATTAAAAGTAAATGATGAAATAGATAAAATGAAAGACACTATTGCTGCAGTAGAAAGTAAAGACCTTGTTAGATGCTTTGAACCTGAACTTGAATATTTTAGAGGTAAAGCTACAGGTAATAAAGTTTTAAATAAAAATTGTACATTTTGTGACTACAGACATTCTTGTTGGGATAGCTTACAAGAGTTACCATCACAAATGTCTAAAGCTAAAGAACCAAAGATGGTTCAGTATGTTGAATTAAGAAAGGAGAGTAATTTATGACAAGTATAAAAATAGATGACATGGCTGATATGATTAAGGAAAAAGAAAAAGAACTCTTTGAACTTAAAAAAGAATATCGTGAACGTAGAACAGAAGGTTTACGTCATGCCATAGAGCAAAAGAAAGAAGCTGAAAAACTAGTGCGTGATGAAATGAAAGCACTTGGTTATGACTATGGCTCTACTGTACGTTATTGGTTATAGATGTCAGCATATAGTGCTACCCAAATAGCACGTAAAAATGGGTATAGGAGTGGTTTGGAAGATGCCGTTGCTGAGTATTTAAAATACCACAAGATAAAATTTTTATATGAAAAAATAAAAATAGAATGGGAAGACCTTGCATATCGCACCTATACTCCAGACTTTGTTTTAAATAATGGAATTATAATTGAAACAAAGGGTATATTTACAGTAGCAGATAGAAGAAAGCATCTATGTATAAAAAAACAACATCCTGATTTAGATATTAGATTTGTATTTACTAACAGTAAAAGAAAATTACGCAAAGGTGCTAAGTCCTCATATGCAGAGTGGTGCATCAAATATGAATTTAGGTACTATGATAGAATTATACCTGAAGATTGGCTAAAAGAAAAAGGTAAAAATAAACATAATAAATTTATAAAGTTTAAACAACAAAAAATAAAAAGGAGATAATTATGGAAAATAATAATACATATAGTCGAACATTTAACACAGAAGATTTTATTATATCTTTAAGACCTATTATAGATAATGCTAATCATTGGACAGGTCAAGTTGCTGTAGATATAACATCATCAGAAAAAAGTCCATTAAATAATACAGATTATAATCATGTATTTCATTTATGTAAACTAATGTGTAGTATAATACCTATGATGGAAGAAGATAGTGACTTAACACATAAACTAGATGCTTTTGTAAAAGAGTATGATTTAAATAGACCAAAAGAAGATAAGTTAATAGTGTCTGATGTAAATGACAATGTTATAAAATTAGATTGGTCTTCAACAACTAAAGGCAAAGCATAATGGCAGCAACAATTAAAGAGTTAGTAGATTTTGAGAAAGGTGAAACTATGCATGAAACAAAAAAAGATATGGTAAATCATCCACCACATTACAATCAACGTGGTATAGAATGTATTGATGCTATTGCAGCAGCAACAGACGAAGGATTTCAATATTATTTACAAGGTAATATTATTAAATACTTATGGAGATATAGATACAAAAATGGTGCTGAAGACTTGAAAAAAGCACAATGGTATCTATCTAAACTAATAGAGATAACAGATGGTAAAACTTAGAATGATGTTGGTATTAGAAGTAGACACAGAGGAGTACCCTCTACCTTCTGACGGAAACATAGCAGAAGAATTTGAAGATACCATGCAAGACTTAATACATGACGTGTATGGAGTAGAGATTAAAAAAATAAAAGTAACACAGGAGGATTAAATGAAAGAAAATATAAAGGAACTACCAACAGACTATCAAAAGTTTATAGCTTTATCTAGGTATGCTCGTTGGATACCCGAAGAAAATAGAAGAGAAGAATGGGAAGAAACTGTAGATCGATATGTAAAATATATGGTATCTCATGTTTCTAAAGCACATAAATTAGATTTATCTTTAGAACTACAAGATAGAATATTTAAAAGTATTGTTAATTTAGATGTTATGCCAAGTATGAGAGCATTAATGACAGCAGGTAAAGCACTTGATAGATGTCATGTTGCAGGATACAACTGTTCATATTTACCTGTTGATAGCCCTCGTGCATTTGATGAATGTATGTACATACTTATGTGTGGTACAGGTGTTGGTTTCTCTGTTGAAAGAGAAAATGTAGATAAACTTCCTATTGTTAACGAACACTTTGAAGACAGCACTACAGTAATCAAAGTAGGTGACTCACGTTCAGGTTGGGCAAAAGCATTACGTGAATTAATAGCTATGTTATATGTAGGACAAGTTCCTGAACTTGATGTTGAGGATGTTAGACCTGCAGGTGCTAGACTTAAAACATTTGGTGGTAGAGCATCAGGTCCTGAACCATTAATAGACTTATATAAATTTTGTATTAGCACATTTAAAAATGCTGCAGGTAGAAGACTATATCCTATTGAATGTCACGATATTATGTGCAAAATAGGTGAAGTAGTTGTAGTAGGTGGTGTTAGACGATCAGCACTTATCAGTCTATCTAATTTAGGTGACGATCAAATGCGATATGCTAAATCAGGTCAATGGTGGGAGAACGAAGGTCAACGTGCATTAGCTAATAATAGTATTGCATACAAAGGTAAGATTAGTATGGAAACATTTATGCGTGAATGGTTAGCACTTGTAGAAAGTAAATCAGGAGAACGTGGTATATTTAATCGTAAGTCTGCCGTTAAACAAGCAGAAAAAAATGGTAGACGAGATGCTAACTACGCTTTTGGTTGTAATCCTTGCAGTGAAATTATTCTTAGACCATATCAGTTCTGTAACTTATCTGAAGTTGTTGTAAGAGCAGAAGATACTGAAGAAACACTTTTAGAAAAAGTTGAAATGGCTACTATTCTTGGAACACTTCAATCTACACTTACAGACTTCAAATATCTACGGTCACAATGGCGAAAGAACACAGAAGAAGAAAGATTACTTGGAGTATCATTGACAGGTATCATGGATAGTAAATTATTAAATAGCTATAACATGATATATCTAGA